GCAGGTTCAATTTCTAGTGGAACGCAATTAGGAGATTATAACGGATACTCGTTGACTTTTACTGCGCAAGAGGAACTTCCTGCGAACTTTATTAACTGTTCTACGCAGGCAGAATTAAAAACATTAATGGGCGGATCAGTTGTTATAACTACTACATAAAATATTCCTTTATCCTTATATTTTCATATAGCTTAAAGAGGGGGTTTTTTAAACCCCCTTTTTTTATTCCAACAAATTTGTAATTTTACGTTATCTTATTATGATAATTTTAAAAGTAGATTCAAATCCTCAAACATTTAAGTTTATTCCTAGATCAAAAACTTATGATGGATTATTCATAAGAGATGAATCGGAAAATATAACTACTGAAATTACAATTGATAGTAATGCATCTAATGATTATTACGAAACAATAACAGCGACATTTTACAGCGCTTCCCCTGCATTTACTTTAGTTGAGAATAGATTTTATCGAGTATTAATAAAAAACGGAACAGAGATCATTTATAGAGATCGAATATTTGTAACTAATCAAACGGATCTTTCTAATTATTCTGTTAATAATGGAGTTTATAATTCAAACTCTTCAACAAATGAATTTATAATTTATGAATAATAATACGCATATATTAAATTTAGCAGCTTATGAAGCGCCTGAAATAGTTGAATCAACTAAAAGAGATTGGGTTTTATATGGAGATGATAATTCTTATTTCGATTTTCTTATTGATGCTTATAAAAATTCAACAACTAACAATGCAATAATTAATAATATTTGCAGATTAGTATATGGAAAAGGATTGAATGCATTAGATGCTTCAAAAAAGCCAAATGAATATGCGCAGAGCATCATGCTATTTGATAAGAATGATATAAAAAAAATTATCTTAGATTATAAAATGTTGGGCCAGGCAGCATTTCAAATCCATTATTCAAAAGATCATAAAAAAATTATTAAGGCATTGCATATTCCTATCCAATTAATTGCGCCTGAAAAGTGTAACGAAGAAGGAAAAATCGAATCATACTATTATTCTGATAATTGGAAAGAGGTTAAGAAATTTCCGCCTAAAAGAATTCCTTCATTTGGATCATCAAAAGAGCAAGTAGAAATTCTTTGTTTTAAAAATTATACTCCAGGAATGAAATATTATTCCGCAGTTGATTACGTTGGCGGCATTTCTTACGCAACATTAGAGGAAGAAATCAGCGATTACTTGATTAACGATGTGCAGAATTCTTTCAGTTCAACGAAGGTCGTAAATTTTAACAATGGAATACCAACAGAGGAGCAACAAAGGATAATCAGTTCTAAGGTAATGAATAAGCTAACAGGCGCGAATGGTCAGAAGGTAATCGTTTCATTCAATGCGGATGATTCTGCAAAAACTACAATAGACGATATCCAACTTAATAATGCTCCTGAACATTATCAATATCTAGCGGATGAATGTATGCGGAAAATCATGGTTTCACATAACGTAGTTTCACCAATGTTATTTGGTATAGCATCTAAGAATGGATTTGGAAGCAATGCAGACGAATTAAAGGATTCCTCAATTCTTTTTGATAACATGGTAATTAAACCAATTCAGGATGCAATATTAGATGCAATTGATAGCATTTTAGCATTTAATGATATTTCTTTAAAATTATATTTTAGAACACTGCAGCCTTTAGATTTTAAGGATCTAGAAAAAACAACAAAAGAAGAAATTATAGAAAAGGAAGGCGTTAATTTAAAGGATGAACATATCTTATCAGATGATCAAAAAAATCATATCCTGGATAATTTAGAAGGAGAAATTATAGATGAAGAAGAATGGGAATTAGTTGATTCAAGAGCAGTTGATGAAGATAATGAAAGCATTGAAGAATGGGCCAATAAATTAATCAAGCCTAATAAATCAGCATTAACAAAATTAGCAGATTTCATTAAGAGTTATCCTAATAAAAAATCTTCTTTAGATAAGGACATTTACAAAGTTAGGTATTCTTATGAAAGAATAGCAAAGCTAGCAAGTTCTAGCAAAAGCAGAGAATTTTGCCAAAAGATGGAAATTAGAAATGCAAAAGGCGTAAGATATAGAAAAGAGGATATAGATCAGGCATCTTTTCAGGGAGTTAATAATTCCTTCGGACATAAGGGAATGAATTATAGTTTGTTCCGTTTTAAGGGCGGTATTAATTGTTATCATGTATGGAAAGAGAATCTTTATAGATTAAAGAAAAAAACGGATGGATCTTATTATAAAGATAAATCATTGAGCAGTTCAGAGGAAATTTTTGAAGTTCCTTATTCAGTTAATCCAACAGGAAAGAATGATTCAGAGAAAGCGCCTATTAACATGCCTAATAAAGGAGCATATCCAACAAAATAAAAGATAAAAGAAATGGCAGAAGCATTATTAATATCAAGATCAGACATAGTTAAATATACTTCCATGAACGGAAATGTGGATACAGCGAAGTTTATACAATATATTAAGATTTCACAAGATACGCATATTCAATCTTATTTAGGAACAGATTTATTAAAAAAAATACAGGCGGAAATAATTGCAGGAACATTAGCAGGAGATTATTTAACTCTTTTAACGACATATATTAAACCCATGCTGATCCATTATGCAATGATGGAATATCTGCATTTTGCAGCATTCAGCATTTCAAACAAGGGAGTTTATAAACATCAGGCAGAAAATTCAGTTTCAGCAACAACAGAGGAGATTAATGAATTAGTTGCAGCAGAAACAAAAATCGCAGAACATTATGCTCAAAGATTTGTTGATTATATATGTAATAATTCAAGTTTATTTCCTGAATATAATTCTAATTCATCTAATGATGGAGATATGTTTCCTTCTTCTGATGTAAATTATTCTAATTGGTATTTATGAAAGAGGTAATAACTAGAAAACCAAAAGAAAAAAACATTATTAAGTTAAAAAAATATTTGAGAAAACATGGCAGAAAAGAAGATTTCAGGGTTAACAGCAAAAGGAAGTAATTTAGAAGAAACGGATTTATTTATTATATCGAAATCTGATGGATCAGGAGGATATGATACTAAATCAATAACAGGCGCTGAATTAAAAAACTTTTCAATAAATACTCAAACAGATGCATATACTTTTGTTTTAACTGATGCTAATAAATTAGTTGAATTAAATAATGCTGCAACAAAAACTTTCAGTTTGCCATTAAGCGGATCGGCAAATTTTCCTATTGGAACAGAAATAAAAGTTGCTCAAATAGGAGCAGGTCAATTAAGAATTGCTGCATTAGCAGGAACAGGAGCGCAAACATTAAGATCATCAGGCGGCAAAACTAAAATTGCAGCGCAATATGGAGTTGCTACATTGATAAAAAGAGCAACAGATGAATGGTATTTATTCGGAGATATAACAACTTAAAATTAAAATTATGAGCGATTGGGGTCAAGGCGTAGTAAATAATACAATAGATTGGGGAAGAGGTTCAACTAATAATTCAATTAGTTGGGGATCTGTTTATGCAAATTCTCCAAGTGGAGATACATCACTTGAAGTTTCAACGCCAAGTTTTACAAATGAAGATTCGATAAATTTTTCAGGTGTTGATAAATATGCAGAATGTGGCAACGTAACAAGTTTAAATGGTAGTGCAGTAGCAAGTTGGTCGTTTTGGGCGAAACGTGATGACGTAACAAATAATGAAGTTGCAATTTCACAAAGTGGAGCAGGAACAGATCGACAATTTTATATTAGATTTATTGGAAATAATCGAGTTGACGCATATTTAAATAACTATATAATGTTTAGAGATACTTCTTTAAATGTAACATTTGCAAACGACACTTGGTATCATATTGTTTTAACTTATAACGGAAGTAATACGCCAAATTCTGCAAAATGTAATTTATATATTAATGGTGGAATAGAGACAAATTCAACTGGTTACAATGAAACTACGTTAGACAGTTCAACAAGTAATTTTAACATTGGAAGACATCAATCTGGTGCTTCAAGCTATAATAATTATTTTGATGGAAACATAGATGAAATAGCATTTTTTGATAAAGAACTTACACAAAGCGAAGTTACTGCAATTTATGGTGGTGGAACGCCAACAGATTTAACAAGCCATGCAAATTTAACTGATTGGTGGAGATGCGGAGATAATAATGGCGGAAGTGGAACGACTTTAACAGCTGCTGTTGGTGGAGTAAATGGAACTTTGTACAATTCTGCAAGTTATGAAGAAAACGTACCAACTTAATAAAAGATGATGAAAACGAATTTTAAAATATACGCTATAATTAGTATTGATGATTTGCCAAAAGTAGATTTTAATCAAGTAGGGCAAACAAGTAATGAAACAGTCAGGAGATCAGTTGATTTTACAAAATTCATTTTATCCTGGAATGATGTACCAACATTTATTGAAGATGAAACTATCGTGCCTATTGGTCAGTATGACCATGCAGAAATGCTTGAAATAGTAAAAACGGAAGAATGGGAAGGAGATGAATAGAGGGCATATATATATATTTGGATTGTTGGTGTTTTGTAGCGCTATATTAACGGGAACATCATTAATTTTAAATTCTCCTTATTATAAATTATTTGGAGGAATTTTAATTATTGCATATACAGTTTTACAAATGTTAGTTGGAATAGAGAGAGATGAAAGAGAAAATTTTTAATGTTAGTTTTAAGCAATTTTTAAGAACGCCTTTTAGTGTTATTTTAATTGTCGTAATTTTAGGATTTGTTTGGTTAGGTAAATATTTACTAACTTCAAAAGAAAATGAATTGCTAGAAGCGAAGGAAAGAATAAAAGAATGTGATGAAGAAAGAAAGCACGATAAAATAATTTTGCAAGATATAGTTTTTGAAAAAAAAAGAAATGAAGAATTGAAAGAAAAATGAGATGGAAAATAAAACTATCATAATACTAGCTATAATTAGCGCAATAGGATCATTTTTTGAGCCATCCTTTCAGCCTAAAAACAAAAAAGCAAATAAAGATGCTACAACATGCGAAGCGGAGCATTATATAGATTCCATCAGGCTAGTTAACGATAGTCTATTACACAGCCTTAAAATGGAAAATAAGGCGCTTTTAAAAGATAATACAAGACTAAAAAGAAAACGTAAATATTATTTAACAAAAAATGGTAAGAAAATATACAGATAAGGAATTATTAGATAAAGTAGAAAATTTAAAAAGTTTTAAGGAATTTCCAAAAGGATATTGGATATTAGCGGTAAGAAGCAAAGCAGATAAACCAAACAAATTTGATGATAAATTCTATATTTATAAAGAGAAAGAATTTATAACAGTAACAACAGGAACGACAAATCCAGGAACTAGCATTCTAAAAGGCGGATTTAAAAGATATAATAGAGTAGGCGCAGCCGTTGTTAAATCAAACGAATGGTATTATAATATTTATAAATACGGATTGCATAGAGGAAAAATGCCTGCATTAAGGCAGAGCAGCAGAAAGCCAATTTTATATTATAGAGATGGGGATATGGATGGAAAAAGCGAAGAGAAGGGAAAAATTGAAAGCGGAGTTATTTATACAAATTTTCATGGATCAACTTATCATAGAGGATCATTATTAGAAAGAGATAATATAAACGGATGGTCGGCAGGGTGTTTAGTATGTAACAAAAATGCTGAATACGAA